TTAGTTGAACATTGACCAGGTAGCGGCGTAGAAGGTTCCGGCATAGACAACATAACCCACCCAGATCACTGTGATCACCGCAAGGGACAGTTTCATAGACATAGTCTTACCTCTTCAGGACGTTAGCGTAGAGCCGTGGATTTACTTTGCTTTACAGTAGTCCTGCGCGATTAGGGCAATATTGATCCAGCGCATAAATTGCGGATTTAGCTGCTAAGGTGAAAATTGCGGTTGCGGGATGTTTAGCGGTAACCGGGCGGTTGCGGCAGGAAACTGTGGGTAACTGGCGACAAAACCAGCAGTTGACCGGGTAAGTGCTTAATCTGCGACTAAAAGCGCGCTATACTGCCGCCCGCTGTCTCCTTAGTTAAATGGACTAAGAATAAAAACCATTCAACGCGATGATTACATTAGATATTAAAAGCTAAAACATCCCATTAATGTACTCATAAATGTACACACGCATGTCATCTCAGCATACAAATCGTGCTTTCAACCGTCAGATATGATTGAACATGAAGATCGAGTTAGGTTTTTCAGATGGATACAACATATCTGGAGATGAGGTTCTCATAACCTGCAGATAATACTAAAGTATTTTGAGCGAGTGACGATAGTGGTAAGGAACGTCTGAAATTAATTAGCAAGCCCATATTGAAAAATTTTGTTCTTGACACCATTTAAGTGATTGTAAACACTGCTCTTTAAAATTTTCTACTACGGAAAAAGTTCCCGATTTTTTCTTGATCGGTTGACGAGTCTATTGCTACACTTCACCTCACAAAAGGTTTTTAAGTCAACAACTATATAAATACACACATACATACCGGCGTTGTCACAGTAGTTTAATGAGGAGATTTTATGCTGAATACATTCATGAGTGGTTTTGGTGAAGGTTAGTATCACATAATGCAACTGACGAGGCCTCCTAATGGAGGCCTTTCTCTTTTGAGGTCAAACTATGTCAAAATATTTAATAGGCGGCTTTACTTCGCTGCTAATTTTTTCATTATTTATTAGAGTGCTCTTTACTTTCACCTTCCCAAACTCCTTGCCTTTCAATATTAATATCATTGATTGGTTAATAGTCATTTTTGCTGATGCAACTATTTTAACCGCTTTGAGTTCCTTTATTAAGAAAAAGTATCCTGACACGGCAGAATTCTTACCAATTTTCTCTGGGATTTGTTTTACCATTATTCTTGCTGCATATGCTGTATTAGTTTACGCACCGACATACCAAGCATCGCTATCGGTGATGGTGACGGGTTCTTTGGTTGGAATGGGTTGGTGGATTCAATGCATTACCTCAGCTGCTAATACCAGAAGATCTCATACGTTGAATACTGTAATTAATACAAGAACTAGCCCAGAATATCAATCGCAATTAAGAAAGTGCACAACAATGTATCGTGGCATGAGATATATACCTCAAGAGTTTTGCGAATGGCGATGCAATCCTGATAAAGATGAATATAAGAATACCAAAATCCCATCAGAGTATAAAGATGCTATTAATGGGTTACTTTATGTACTTAATTATTTTGAGTTTTTAGCAAAAGGCATTCAATACAAAGACTTGGATGATGTACTACTGAGAGAGTGCTTTTGCTCTTTCCTGAAAGGGATAGAGAGACGCGGTTTTCACCTTATTCTTGAATCTCAAAAACTAGACCCACTTACGTTTGATGGAATAATTTATCTTTCTAAAAAGTGGAATGGTGAATCTTTTGTCGAAAAGCACCGTTCAAATCCAAACACACCTGAGTTGGGCGTGCAATATCCTTCAAATGAAATTGTTCAAAATATCATTGAAGGTAAGCCACTCATAGCATCTGTAGAGCCTGTTGCTGATGAACTAGCGGCCAATAATAGCCCAGCAAGTTAATTTTGATTAGTGGTTTGAGCAAAATTTATTAGGCAATCTCATAAAGACATATACTCATAAAGCAGTCACCAACCCTGCTTTATGAGTGGCTCTCATTAGTGCTTAACAGTTTTATATTATTGGCCTACTGTCATCGTGGAAGGTCGACACCATGAAGGTTACCTTCCCCAGCACCATGATATCCTCCATAGCAGCCGCCTCGAATGCTTCACCGTCACGCGTGATGATTGACTTCCCCATCAGCTTTCCAATCGCCCTTTCACCGTACAGCTCGAAACAGAGCATATCCCCTGACATTGGCACAGCACCCGAATCCATAAGATGAAGAACCCCGTCAATATCAAACATGGTCACGCTGGGGCGCACCTGGCAGATCACATTCAGGTCTATCCTCGTTTCAACGTAGTCCTGCGCCGGTGATGGAAATCCCATGTTAGTGGCCCCCGTTGTTAGGATTGAACAGGTGGAACATCCGGCGCTCACCCTCTTCAGTCGAGATGTCGCGGAAGCAGCCCTGATAGTGCTCAATCCACCGGTTAGCCTCAGCCAGGGTGAAGTCGTGGTTCACCTTCGTCAGATGCTCCACGAAGTCGACCGTTGTAACCGTGCGCTTGCCGTTCGGCGCTATCCTGATACTTGCTCTGAATGCTGCTGCTATGTCGTCTCTGCGTGCCATGATAATCCCCTTCATAAAATACTGTATGCACATACAGTATTATTGATCGATGCAGGCTATCAAGGGGATTTTGATGATGCTGAAGGAAGGGGTTGGCGGGAAAGGAAATTTAGGTGGGTTTACTGATTTTGTAGGTTACGTGACCTAATGGCTAAGGTATGATTGGAGTTATAAATGCTAGGAAATATTGATGATATTATGCTGAAATCGAATACTGAACGAGATTCTTCGCTGGACCTAATAAAATTCATTTCAATATTAATGGTTATCGTGCTTCACGTTTCATCTAATGGTTTCACTAGCTCTGAAAGCAGACTATGGAATGGCGCTAATTTTTTCGAAAGTTTCACGCGAGTCTGCGTACCACTTTTTTTCATGACAACCGGCGCATTGCTGGGTAATCTACCCTGCACATTCCAATCATCATTCTCAAGAATAAAAAGAATTGCTAAACCTTTGATTTTTTGGTCTGTTGCTTATCTTATATTTTTTCACTTCCTTAACAATCAGAAACTCTCTTTCTTAGGGATAATTTCCAAGCCAGCGGCAGGACATCTTTGGTATTTGTACGCATTAATCGGCGTCTATATAACTCTACCATTATTGAGCATTTTGATGATTAACACAGACCAGCGACAGAAATACTATATACTATTTCTCTGGTTTGTATCATGTATAGCTTTACCTTCTATGAAGAGTTATGGGTTGGTGGTTTCATCTTACCTTGATCTGTCATCTATTGGACTATATCAAGGGTACTTCTTATGTGGTGCAATTATAGCTAAAGCCAGAAAAACTCGAACAACTCGGACTATTGCAGTTGCTATATATCTACTTATGTCGTTGATGATAATGCTATTTACTAAGATCCTTTTTGATAATGAAGGTTTGAACGACGTGAGAAATTATCTAAACTCCTCTGTTTTCGTCTGCTTAGCTTCAGTCTCGGCATTTTTTGCATTGCATGGAATTCGTAATATTGGTGGATTTACTGGGAAACTTATAGATATGCAATCACAATACATCTTTGGAATTTATCTGTTCCACCTGTCACTCATTTATATAATGGGTGCAGTGGGGTTATCAATAAGCAGTTCCAATGTTTATTACTTTATACCGCTGGCATCAATCACAATATACTTAATGTCACTTGTGGCATGTTATTTAATTCATAAGATCGGCATGAAAGCAGTCATATCCTAGAACTATAGAAATTAAAAAACTGCCACAATAATATCACGGCAGTTAAATAACCATTCATTCAGGTTTAGGAAGCATCCACTGAAGGGATAATCCAGCAGAGTTATAATACTCAAGCCACCGCTCATCATTTAACTCAACGGTGCCCTGATTTGGATAAGCCTTCAAATCGTCCTGATAGTCAGACAGGTATCCGCAAATTACTTTTTTATCCGAAGCTGTGAATTGAACATTAATACTCATAACGATCCCCTTTAAAATTCATATGCGCCCATACCAATAGCAAATGTAGGTGTTCCTGCTGTATTACCAGAACTCCATCCAATCGTTTGGTTTGTGACGGACACAGATGAGAATGTTGCAGCATATGCCCCGCCTGCAACTACCGTTTGTGAAAATGGCATCCCACCTACCTGAGAGTTCGCCCCCCAAACGACTACGGAACAACTTGAAGCGGTTGTGCTTCCAACGCTCATGTTCCCGTAAATTGATTTAGCATTAAGAGGGAACTGGGTGGTTGTAAGGGAGACCCTGTTTGCGTTAACGGTTGAGCTGGAGAGTAAAGTTCTTGTGGCGATTTCAATTTTGCGACCAATTAAGTTACCAATGACAAACTGACTCGACGCTGTAGGCCATACAGCTACCAGAGAGGATGCCGTGTAGCCTGCAGGCATATTCGCGCCCCCGTATACTTCCGGCGCCAATACCGATGTAGCATCCATGCCAAGCAGAGCAACGCTTCCACTCGTTGGGTTATAGATGACGTAAACAGCTACATACCCCGTGGCAGGTACGCTTCCTGTGGCCATTCCCCCTGCGCCAATTGTTGTGAGTGTTATCCGCGCACTGACACTTTTGAGACGATATTGATTACCACCCAGCGCCGAGTTAACGATCAATTCGTCTGCCAGGAAGTCCCCAATGGAAGAAGCTGCAGCAACTGTCATTCGCGCATTGCGCGATTGCCCAACGATACCCGGATAATTAACTGGTTGCTTAAAGAGTAAGTTTAGTGCAGCAAGCAACTGGTTGTTCTTGCTCTTATCTAACGCCACCCCAGCCCCTTCAATCACGGTAGAGACTTCTTCCTGAAGAGAATCAAAGAAGTCCGCATCAAGCGCAGTGGGCAATTCTCCAGTCTGAGGGTTACCACCAGTGAACCCATTTTTACCTGCGCCAAATTTATCAACCTGCGCGGTAGATGTATCAATACGATGCATATTTACTCCGGATATCTGAAAATAACGTAGGTATGAGATGGGGCCAGCTTATTCAGTACGCACTCCGCTACGGTGTCCCCCCACGTTCTGAGGCTATCCGTGCAGTTGCTGATAGCTGTCATGGGGGTGATCATCGTCGCGGCGGGCATATTCACCTGCCAGTAATATCGCCATTCTTCGCTATAAAGCGAATCAGTGCAGTCAGACAGGCAGGTAAACTGGCTCTTGTTGTAGCGGGTAATTGTTACTCCCGTATAGCCGAGCGCCTTTAGCTGTCCGAGATAAAATGACTCATTTATACCGCCAGGCAGGTTAAGCTTTGCGTCAAGACGCTGGCGACGCTGCTGAAGCGTCTGCACCCCCGGAGGTGCGCAACTATCTGGTAGACCGCTGATTGCTTCATAACGGTCAATAAGTTCGGTAACGGACCTGGGGTCTGTTTCCAGCATCAGGGCGTCACCCCACCCATGAACTGCCGCAAGTGAGGGCGCAAGGCCGGTCAGCAACAGGTCTTCAGAATCCCATGCAGGACCTCTCGGCAGTAACGCGCCAAGCATCTGCCGGTATTGCGCCGTTAAGTCCATGAGATTGTCCCCACGACGCCCACTTCACCTTTGCCGATGCTGATATCAGCAACCGGGCTGACCAGCGTATGGCTGTACTCTCCCGTTGCGATACTGATTGCTTCGCTGATGCGTGAAAGTTTAAGCACGCCTTCCGGCACGCCATCACGCAGCATCATTGAACGAAGCTCTGCCTCTACGGCATAGCGCACCTCTGTGGTATCCGGGTTTAACCGAATCTGAAAATCAACGATATGTGGTGTTGGCGCAAACACATAAATATCCGCACCAGCCACGGGGGCCAGCGGTTCAATGTAGGCCTTAACGGCGGCAACGGTTGCGGCGTCCGGGATCGGATAAATCAGGTCGCTGTTTGCCACCATCACGCCCACCGTCCCCCGCCCGCTCCAGTGCCGGTATGTCCAGGCGCGGGTAATGCCTGCCACCTCTTTGGCCCACACCTCATAATCACCGTCCGCACCACCCTGCGGCGTCCAGTACCATCGTTCAATAACGCGCGCGCGCCAGACTTCTAAATCTTCGACGTCAGCGCCGCCCTGTATGCTGTCCGCCACGCCCGCAGAGGTCAGACCAGTAACAGGACTGACAAGCCGCATAGCCAGCCCGTCATCCGTATTGCCAGCCTTGCCCGCCGTATTGCAGATAACCGGCACACGCAGAACGCCACCCGCCGATGTAGCTTTTTCAGTCGTGGTGAACGAAGTCAGATCGTCACGCTGAATTATCACTCCGGCAGGAATGGGGATGCCGTCCGTGGCAACGTCCCACCTTGCAAATCCTCCTGCAAATGTCGCAGCCTTACGGGGACAACGCTTCATATTTGCGTGTCGGACCAGCCAGTCTTCATCTGCCAGATCAGGCAGAAGGTTACGGGCCAGATAATCAATGTAGCCATACACTGTATGCACCGCGGCGGCCTGCACTCGTCCATAAACTTCAGCATCAGTGCGACGCAGTAATGCCAGAGTCGAGTCAGATGCCAGTCGGGTAAGAATGTCATTGCGGATAGTGGTAATTAACTGAGGGAGTGTCGGGCGGGTAAATCCACTGTCAGCCATTGAGTTCACTCCATAAATCATTAAAGGAAAATGCCGTGCGGTTGCCGTCTTTATGGCTGATTACCACTGAGGCGCTTAGCGTTTTAATCCCGGTTCGCTCAGCCGTCACATCCACCCGCGCCGCTACGCCGTCATCCACCAGCCACTGCAAGGCCTGGCTGATATATTCGCGGGCTTTCAGTGGGGTTTTGTTGGTGAGTTTCTGGCGACTGAGAAGATAAAGGCGCGATCCAATGCGGTCGTTCTGGATGGTCGGGAAGCTGTCGCCCCACCAGCCGTTATCCTGCTCGGGATTATCGTCTGGCTCAGCCTTTCGCCAGGAGAACAAAGAAATAATTACCGCGCGTGTCAGAGGATCTGGCGGCCACGTTACATCTCGATGGACGCCGTTGATAACAATAATCATGCCGCCTCCATTTTCTGCGTTGTCGCATCGGTAGTGCCGCCGCCATCGCCGTTCTCTTTATGCGTGTGCCCGTTATATGAAATGCGCATATCTGACATTTTCACGCCGGAAGAATCACACCTGTCTTTGATCTCACCGGTCGCCTCGATGTCCATTTCAAACCGGGCTTTCGGCGCATTGGTAAAGGTAATCGGCTTGCCTGCGCCATCGACGACTATCCCTGCGCGAGTCAGCGTGACTGACTGGCCCTGATCGTCATAAACCGCCACTTCGCCGGATGCCAGCCCTTTGACACGATAGCGCCGGTCAGATACAACCAGCACCACGCCGTGAGAGCGATCCCCGTCGAAATAGGCGGCCACAGCTTCAGCACCCGTATGCGGTGCGGCGGTAAAACCGTACGGCTCCATGTGCTCGATGTCGCTTTTACCCTCACCTCCGGCCATCTCAATCTGAAGCATCTGGCATTTGGTCGCCGTGTTAAGTCCGCGCACCACGGCGCGGGCCAGAAGATTTGAAAGCCCCCGGCTCATGCCGGATAAAGGATTAGCCATCAGAAGTCATCCTCATCTTTCTTTTTCTTCTTACGTTTGCCGGGCTTCTCCGGTTCAGGTAGATAAGCATCCGGCGGACCGACGCGGATTTCGGTCACGGTGCCGTTTTCATCCTGCTGATAGGTCACCTCAGCGATCACCATCTGCCGGTTGTTAAAGCCAAGAACAGGGTCAAAGACGATAACCTGCAGGTTGGGTTGCCACAGAGAGCCGTCCCCCTGTCGCCAGCCCTGCACGGTGTATGTCACCTCATCGGTACGCGCAGCACGCTGGCGCATCTCAAACTCCGCGCGAGCGCTGCAGGTTGCCGTAGTGGCATTGCCAGTCTGGCGGATAATCATCGGACGGTAGCGCTTCAGTCCGCCATCGATGGTCTTAGAGCGAATGGCGGTAGTTGTAGCCTCGCCAAAATCGTCGTCGTTACCTTTTCGCTGCCCGGAGACCTGATAATCGCTGAACCGGTCCCGGATGCTCTTCTCGGTGTCACAGGAAAGAATGTTTTCCCCCAGCACCAGAGCGGTGTGTGCCTGCTGGCTGCCAATGCCGCCAATAACCAGATTTCCCAGTGCGTTGTCGTACGCCAGCGCCTGCTGCAGCCCGAGCATTTTATTCAGTACGTCCATGACCGTTTCGCCCTGATCGGCCTGAATACCCTGAAGCGCACCGGATGCACCGCCCGCATCCACCACAGTGATACTGAACGGCTTAGCCAGCTCAGCGGCCACCTGCGCCAGCGAACGTCCGGCATACTGTGACGGTGTGGCTGAGCAGTCGATGAGGTCAGCCGTTTTACTGCGGCCTGAAATACCGGTGCTGATGCTGCGTGCGTCGTATCTGACCGGCGTTGCCTCAATGTAGCCGGTCAGCACTTTGTCGGTGCCTATCAGGACTTCAACGAGGTCACCGTTTTTAATGCGGTTGTTGCGCACCGCCTGGTCGGTATCACCGGGCCAGCTGCGGGTAATCTCCACGGTGAAGTCACGCGCGATACGCTCAATACCGGCGGCGATCCTGACCGAAGTCCAGCCTCCCCACTCCTGCCCGTTAACCCGTAAAATAACTGTGTTGTTCATCGAACCGGCACCCTCAGTATCTGAACCGGCACAAAGCCGGGATGGCGAATGCCGTTACGCGCGGTTATGTCGCCGGCGCGTGAGGCTGAGTCGTACCAGTCGGCGGCCAGTACCAGCGCGGGCATCACCTGCGAAGGTGTCCGCTCCGTCATGCGCTCGACCTGTTCCAGGCGGGCAGAGATATCACGGTTAACGTCAGTTCGTACCGTGATCAACGCCTGATAGAGCCCATCATCTGAGACGCGCTCCATCTCACGATCAATGGCTTCGTTGAGGCTGTCTCGCACCTGCGCAAGGTCATCCCATGAAATAACAGTGTTGTTATCAAGAGAGGTGGTTACGCCGGAAGAGGCCGAAACTGTGGCTGTCGCTGTGGTATCCGAATCTGAAACCGCGTTGCCTGAATCAGAACGTATATTGCTGACGGCAGGATGCGATACTGTGACCGGCTGCTGCGGGTCCTGCTGCCGCGTGACAGTCCGGTTTGTTGGCTGTGGCAGACTTGTCACCGCATAGGCCGCTTCACTGATAGCAGTAGTTCTGACGGCCTGAGCCACATAATTACGCTGTGTGGACTGCGCCTGAGTGGTTTTACTGTCAGTTTTCCAGACGCCGCGCGGAGCCAATCCACTGTCAAGCGTGACGCCTGTTAACCCTCTGATCATCGACATCAGATCCGAAGCGTTGCCTGAGAGTTTTGAACCAGCGCGCCACATGGTCTGCAGCCTGTTTACAAAATTCATTCCACTTGACGGCGGCTGAAGCAGTACGGACAGATCACCCTGCATGAGTCGTGAGGCGGCACTTACACCTGAGTCGACATACTGAAAGGCATCGGTAACGTTATTGAACATGTTCGTCGCATCATCCAGAACGCCACTTTGCAAAAAGTCAGGCAAGCCATCCATTCCGAACGCGCTGAAAGCAGACGATATCGCATCATCCAGGAATGAAACGGATGAGGACAATTTCTGGCCCGTTGCCAGCCCTGCCGTAGGAAAAGACAGCTCGCCGGACTCAACGAAGCTAAAACTGACGCGACACATGCGCCCTTCGCTCTGCGAATGACTGACACGCACAGCATCGTCCACAACCACGTTCATTTCACCGTAGTAGGGATGAATCAGCGTGCACGCCCCCGGCTTTTCAATGGCTTCAATCAACCGGTTACGCTGCTCAAAGAAGTCATCACCTATCAGATAGGCCTGAACGCTGAAGCGACGCGTTGCCCTGCCTAAATCTTCCACCCACGGTTTATCGCGATTGGGGTACTCATGAACCTGCACTCGGCGGCCAAATGTGGCCTCATCTTCTTCTACCTTAAACGCGATGCCCCGCAGCGAGGCATCCTGCAGATTATCTTTCCAGCTCATGCAATCTCCGGGCAATAAAAAACCCGCCGGTGCGGGTTACTGGTTTGAGAAGCGGTTATAGCCGACATCAAAGTTAAGCCAAGGTAGTGAATTACCAGCTGGCGCAACGCGCATTCCGGGAGGAGCATTTTCAAAAGAAACTTTCAGTTCCCCTTGCTGCCCCTTTTGAGACTGCAAAAGGGGTTTACTTGTATCTGCACTCTGGTCCATGCCAAGCAGTTCTTTAAGTCTTGGGATAAAGCCCTGATAGCCACGATCTGAGTCAGCCTGCTTTCCTTTGTTAACCAGGAGCGTTCCTACATCCGTGTTCTGTTTTGCGGCTTCATCATGCAGATTATTGACGCGCTTCATGAGATCGAACAGCACGGAAATCGTGACGGTTATCACCCCCATGTTCGCAATGCCTTTCAGGTTTTTTGACAGTTTCCCCGCTTCGGTATTAGCACCGCCAAATCCTTTTACCATCGACGCCAGCCAGGCACCTGCAGTGAAAAAAGCTACGCCTTTTAATACGTTCTCCCATCCTCCAAGAGCCTGCGCGACGCCATCGATATTCTCCCAGACCTTTTTGACGACAGGGCCAGCTTGATCCCAGTTACTGACGATAAGGCTGCCAGCCAGGACCACCAGAGCGAGAAGTTTACCCATAGTGGTCATTTTCATAACTGAGTCGAAGGTTTTGAACGCTTTGGTAGCAACACCAAAGGCCGAGGCCGTGCCAAGCAAAGTAACGCCGAATTTGAATGCCCCCTTTACCATTTCGGGGTTGGTCTTCACGAACTGCCTGAACCGTTCAATCAACGGCTGCACTTTGGCGCTAAGTTTCACAATAGTTGGCAGGAACATATCGCCAATGGTAATGCTGGCTGCAGTGAACTGATTCTTCAGTAATTGAACGGAGTTGGACGTTGTAGCTGCACGCGATTCATATTCCTTCTGCATTGATGCGCCATATTGCTGCGCATCGGAAACACGACCAAAATTCTTTCTCAGCAGGTCAAGGTTGGTCAGCAATGGCGCAATTGCGCCTAAAGACTCCTTCCCGAAAAGAGCATTCATCACCGCTGCTTGTTTTTCTTTTGGCACTTTAGCGAGCGAATCTAGGACTTTAAGCATCGCTTTTTTCGAGTCTTTCTGCATATCAGCAGCCAGCTGTGCAGGATCGATTTTGATAAACTTCAGGGCTTTCTTCTGTGAGGATGTGGCTGATTTACCAGAGGTCAGGGAAAGCATGAAGTTCTTAATGCCCGTGGCGGCGATTTCAGACTCCACTCCCATTCCGGCAATCGTTGCACCCATTGCGGCTATCTCACCAGAGGCAACACCTGCAACTCCACCAAGTGGGCCGATCCGCGTCACTATCTCAGAGATTTTCCCGGCACTCGCCGGGCCGGTATTGCCGAGGTAGTTGATTTTATCCGCAAGCCCGACAACGTCTTTCTGCGTCATTTTGAATGCGGTGCGCCACTGAGCCATCATCTGGCCTGACTCTTCAGCAGTCTGATCAAATGCAACGCCCATTTTTACAGCATCACTGGCGAACTGTTGCAGGTCTTCCCTGGCTATTCCCGCCTGACCACCAGCAGCAACGATCTGGGCAATCCCGTTCGCCGCCATTGGAAGCCGGGTCGAAAGCTTAAGCACATCCTCGCCCATCTCCTTAAACTGGGCTGGAGTGTCGAAATTAACGACTTTACGAACGTCGGCCATGGATGATTCAAATTCCATAGCCTGATTAATTGGAATTACGAATGCCGACGCGATTGCTGTTCCCATGGCGGCCGCGTTCACCATTATGTTTTTTGCGTCTTTCTGGAAACCCTTAAGGTTCTTGCTCATACCCTTAAGTGGACCCGACAACTGATCCACCGCAGTGATAATCGCTTTAAGCTGGAAACTATCCGCCACGGTTCATTTCCTCATTAATGCGGATTGCCTCCGCTTCCATTTCAAGAAAGCGGGACAATCCAGTTTGTTTTAGTTCAAGAGGATTTATTCGCCAGAAATGGGCGGTATTGTAGAGGCGTTTTCTGAGGTTTCCGCCGCTTCCGACCCCGTAAAAAAACCTACGATCGTCATAGAGGCCATGAAGATATCTTTCAACGCCATTTTGCTTGCTGATGAACGTGGAATACCGGCCAGTACCGGGATGTATTTGAGGCATGCACGTGTATCAAGTTTCATCTCACCGTTCTCGGTGTAGTTGAACGGTATGCCCATCTGCTCTACTTCATCATAGGTTGGCTCGCGGAACTCCAACACATGAAGCATCTCGCCATGCGCCTGCACAGGTTTTGTCAGCTGAAACTCACTCACTGGTAAAATCCTTCTGAGCCGTGGAATTCGAGGTCTACCGTACCCTCTTCCGCATTGTGGTTGGCTTCACCGAACTGGAAAGCTTCTGACAGCACGTAAACCATGCCGTTAGCCAGTTCGGCGGTGATAGTCATCTGATCAGAGTCCATCAGCTTAGTGACCGGAAACGCCTTCGGCACCTTGAAGGTGCCCTTAACGTAAGGGGCCCGGTGCGTCTCTTTATAATCCACGTCACCGGCAAGGCCGATAACGTCATCACGCATTTTGGTGTTCATCGGCACCTCAATGCCACCGGTCAGCGACAGCTGCTGGCCGTCCACCTTGACGTATGCTGTACCCGCAATCTTTGTCATTACGCGGTCTCCTCACTGTATTGCAGACGGAACTGATTAAGCAGCGCAAAGACGCGCAGTTGGTTGACGTAATCCGGCGGGAAAAGCACGTCTACGCGAGTCGGGTCGCTGACGTTACGCTCTACCACCAGGTGCTGCTTGAAGAGATCGAAGTTCTCCACGATCCCCGCACGCTCCATGGTGCGATAGCTGGCGCACATCTCACCCTTCAGCACGGCAGGCGTTACGATGGCCTGCCCCGGTCCGAAGCGCGTGCCGTCATTCGCCAGCTTGTGGCGAGGGTACTTACTGGTAATGATGCTTTTCAATTGACGAATAACGTAGGCACTGGTGTGCAGCGTTTCACTGTCCAGGTAGCTGTTATCCGCCACGCCATAGGCGTTTGTCTGATAGGTGGTAATGTCGCGCTGGATGCGCAGCACCCCACTCTCAGCATAGGCCGTGGCAATTCCATGCTTCAGCAGCGACTGCTGCTCGGTCAGGGTGAAGCGGCTTCCTGCCGGTGCCGGTAATGCGCCGGTAAGCTCGCCGGTCTGAGTCGGGCGTGCCGGATCAACGCGGATAAATACCGCATTACGGGCGGTGCGTAGCGCGACCAGTTCATCCACCGCCGTCTGAACAGCTGGTTCATAACCGGCTGCGGAAATGTGTTGGTTGTTCATCGTGTCGCCATAGGCAACCAGCTCTGACAGCGTGCCGATCTTCGCGGTGTAGACGTGGCCATAAAGCTGGCGCGCATAACCCCAGCGACCGGAAGAATCGTTCATCTCAAGCGCCAGCGTCGCAAGCGAGGCAGAATCACTGAACGGCGTGCCGATAAAGTCAAACGGTTCATCTCCCATTGCGGCCACAGTCGTAGCCAGTGAGGGTGAGCCAGTACCGCCCGCCATAGCGACGATGGCAACGTTAACGCCATCGGGTGTGTTTTCGCTGCCTACAGTGCCGTAATAGTTGAGGGCAAGCGGGATATCGTTTCCGGTAAGCCCCTTGTGCCGAGCGGTGAGCGTCACCACGCCAGTAGCTGCAGCGGCGGTCACCGGCAGGTCGGCGTTCGCGTTAACAGCGGCGGCAAGCGTAGCCGCCACAGCTACCGGAGCATCGCCGGTCACCACGGCTGCCTGTACGCGCACGGCCCCGATATACAGGCTCAGCGTGCCGGATGCCTGTGCGTTACCTGTCAGCGTCACGGTGCCTTTGGCAGTTTCGCCATCCGGTTCGGTCACCGCAATGACCCACAGCTCACCAAACGGATCGACAGCGCGATACCGCGCCACCATTCGGGCCAGCTGGCTGCCACGGCCTGCAACCTTACCCGCCAGCGCGGCAGACGGCATGATGGTGAGTTTGTTTTTAGCAATGGTGCTGTCAGATAAGGCGAGGCCAATCAGCAGCGACGGGCCACTGCTCTGCGTGGTATTCGCTTCGCTGTTGTCCATCTCCGCCCAGAACAGCGGCACGCGGAGGTCTGACGGAATAGTGGGGAACGAGACTGACATTATTCACCGCCCTTTTTCTTGGTGTCAGCGCCGGTCTTTTCTTCTTCCGCGCTGACTTCTTCGACATCACCATCCGCAATGCGGCGGTGCCAGTAGCTGCTCTCTTCAACGTTCCGACCTTCTGAGGGCAGCAGATCGCCCCGGACAGGGTCTGGAACAGACCGCCCGCGCTTGGGTTTGATTTGCATGGTTTACTCGCTGAGGTTGATTTTGGTGTGGTGTTCGATGATGCCGTCAGGGCCATTGCCCGGATCGATGTAGTCAATGTCGATTTCGACCGTTTTCAGCTCATCAAGAGCATCAAGGTCATCTTGCTGGCGAGTGTCCTCCTCAGTGATTTCCCGCGTCAGCATGAATTCGAACTGGTAGTAAAGACGGCCCCGGTCCATATCCAGAAGCTGCCCGCCGGAATAGGCTACCGGGCCAGCATCGGAGTCCGGCTCCCAGCCCAACAGAGCCTTCCAGATTTGCTGCCGGACATCATGCACGGCGTCGTATCCTGCGGCCTGACCACGCTCGTCGCGTGTATTATCCAGCACCACGACAACCGCGAAGCCTTCAGTCACGTTCTGCCAGTAGTCGGTCAGGGATTTCTGCTCTGCAGTCACGTCTTCTGTCGGCACAACATACGCCGCCGGCAGACGCATCTTTCCAGTTTCGGGGATAGACTTGAATTCAGCCGCCCCGGCTACGTTGCCCGCAAAAATCGGACATCGCGCCCGGAGTGCGGCGATCACCAGTGATAGCTTCATTTCTTTTTCCTTTCAGGACGCAGTGAAGTGCGCAGGGCGCGGCTCAGCACATAACGCGTCCAGGCTTTACGCGCCTCAAGTACATCTGCCATGTAGTTTTTACGAGGGGCTACTCGCCAGCCGCCACCACCAGACTTGCCTTTGTGGTGGCTTTTTTTGCGTTTTGCGCCTCGTCGTACCCCGTAAAACAGAAAGGCAGGATAGAAGTCACCTTCAATCAGCCTGTTACCCTCTCCTCTCTTCTGGTTCGGAGCAATTCGGACCATCAGTCCGGGTCTGTTCTTTGATGCACGGGGAACGTAATAACCGATCGAACGCGCCAACCTACCGCTACGAAAACCGGGGTTTTCTCCCGGTGCAGAACGTCCACGGCGCATCACCATCCGGCGGGCGTCACGCATATGGACCTGGCCGATTTTGATAAACGCCTTACGCATCTTGCCGCGATTAAAAACAAGGTCTTTTGGCTGTTCAAAATCAACGTGCAATAGCGGCTTAGCCATACATCTCTCCGGCGCGCTCTATTGCGCCCAGCTCCTCGCATTCCAGCAGCAGGTAACGACCGGCTGAGTTGAGGTCGCGCAGGCGCTTAATGCGGTAGACGTTCTCGCTATAAACAACTTCGAAATCGGAGGTGATCCCTTTCCGAAAGCGGATCGTCATGTAGTGGGTAATGGCGTCATCGGCCTGGACTGATTCGTGGTAGGTGGTTGCTCCCACCTGCCTGACCTTGGCCCACACGTCCTTTTCATTCTGATAGATCGGCTCAACGCCATAATCAGCTGCTGCCTGGTCGATTCGCTGGCGTAGGTGGATGCGCTTATTGAGCTCACCGGGATCAGGAAGCGTGAAAACAGCACTGGTGTTTGAAGAGCGTCGCTGCATGCTAATACCCCGATACCGGTAGACGCCGAGAGTAGAGCAGGAACTCAAACGCCTGCGGCGTCTCCGACATTTCCAGCTCTGATACTGAACTGCGATGCTCATACCAGTGACTGACAAGCATCAGCAGGGCAAGCCGGATATCTTCGGTAATTACCATGCCATCGGTATCAAACGGTGCAATATCCAACACCGTTTTATACAGATTACGATTAAGGTAAGTCACCGCTTTCGCCTCGGCGGCCAGCCCCAGCAACTCCAGCAGGCGGTCTTCTTCCGTAAAATCGCTCTCCAGTCGGCATTGCTGTTTAATTTCTTCGAGCGTCAGCAGCATAGTTTTCAGCCTTTTTTGTTTTTACCTTTTGCTGGCTCTGGCTCTGGCTCTGGCTCTGGCTCTGGCTCTGGCTCTGGCTCTGGCTCTGGCTCTGGCTCTGGCTCTGGCTCTGGCTCTGGCTCTGGCTCTGGCTCTGGCTCTGGCTCTGGCAGAGCAGCAATATTCTTTTCATACAGTTCTGCATAGCCTTTTTTAATCAGCTCACGGCCATGCTGCTCGGTGGTCTCGATGGTGTTGCCTTCGGCAACGACCGTGCCGCCGAAGTAGTTCGGTTTAATCAGGGTCAGTTTCATGTGCATCTCCCGTGCAGGCGGCCCGCAAGCCGCCAGTTAACGATCAGGCTACTGCCGGAGCAGTAAAGGTGCCGTAAATGAATGCTTCAGGGCGTTTAACAGCCAGCGCCAGACGCTCTTCGCAGCGAATCGAGATCATGTTTTTCTCGAAGTCGTCGGTGTTCTCGGTGGAGATAACCACGTTGGCATCTTCACGGTCGAACAGCTGAGCGGCTGCGTTGAAAGCGCCGGTCAGGAACTTACCTTGGAAGGCGGCGGTTTCGGTGGCAACAACAGGCAGGCCCCAGAGGGTCGGGCCGGTCAACGCCGAAGGGTTAGCCAGGATGTAGCGGCCCAGCGAGTCTTTGGTCAGCTCAATCTTCGCCCAGTCGATAAAGTGCAGAACATGACCGGACGCCGGGAAACGAGCCAGCTGAGCCTGAAGCATTGCCAGACGCAGATCGTCAATGCCGTTCTGTTGCTCAACACTGAACGCCGCAGCGAAAGCTGATGCCTGAGGCACGATACCTTTCAGATGCGCACCGGTACCGTCTCCGAACAGGATTTCCTGCTCTTCGACATACTTCAGGCCGTAGCGCATTTCGGCGTCAACGGTCGACTGCAACTGAGCGAAGTCATCAAGAATCTGTTTTGATGCTTTGAACATGTGCGCAATGGTTGTGACTGGCGTGATCTGCGTTGCAAACTCAATATCGCTGTACGGTTTTGCCGTCCCTTCAGGTACGACTTT